CCTGGGTGGAGCGTTCAAGCTCGACCAGACATGGCAGTTCGGCGGATCGGTCGCGATCGGCACCGAAGGCGGCGATGTCGCCGGCAAAGCGGTGCTGACCGGTCAGTGGTGATCTATTCTCAAATTTGAGAATAGGCGGGGGCGGCTTTATAGTCGCCCTTTTTCTTTGGCTTCACGCTCCGCGCGCCGCAGCGCCAGACCATCCCGGATCATGGTGTGGATGAGATTGCTGATCGACCGGTTCTCTAGCTCAGCAAATTCCTTCAGCTCGGCCATCATCTCGTGATCGAGCCGAACATTTTGCGTGATCATCCGCTTGGGTGTTTTTGCCGCCATATCAACCGCAAACCTACCCCGAGCGGTTGAACGCGGCGACAATTTGCACGCGGTGAATTGAAGCAATTATTGACACTATCCTACCGAATGCGGTGAAATGCGGTGGCATCCAATTGTGTGGGGGTGAGGATGGTCAACGTTGCCGCCGAGCTGATCGAAGAGCGCATCAGCCGGCTCCTGGCGCTCTGTCACGCCGCGCAGATCGTTGCGGCCGGGCAGGAGGCCAAAACACCCGGTGTCACCCTGCTGGTCACAGAGATCGAGCGGGGAATCAAAGACCTTGCCGACGAAATCAGATTTCAGGCGAGAGAGGGGAAGCCATCGAATGTCGTCCGCCCGCGCGGACGCTGGGGATCGGCATGACTGCGGATGAGTTTGCCGATATCGGCTTGAAGCCGGTCATCTTCATCGTTGGCGTGATCGCCGCCGTGATGATGGTGGCAGTGTTCATGGTGGTGGGGATAGTTTCGATCGCCTGGATCGTGGTCGCTGAGGGCGGATGGCGGGTATTTCAAGCTGGCAGGGCGATGATGCCGTTGTCGCCGGGGGGCAAGCTGTCGGCCGCAATAGCCGCACTGCTGCTGGTCATGTTGATCGTCGCCGGGCAGACCGAGATCGGCAGGAAGATTATCGTTCTGCTTCTGCATGCATGAAGAAACTGCTGCAAAAACTCATCCGAAAACTCGTACATAATTCATAACAAAATTCACCGCCAGAATTGTATACAATACTCCCATTACTCACGGCGGCGCTTCGGTTTCCATGAAGTGTCCGTCGTTTTGCTTTTGAAGAGGGGGTATTTTGCTCGCCAGCGCCAGTATGTGCCGTGGCCGATGCCGAGGATATAGCGGATCTGATGGGCCTTGAGGCCGATGTCGCGCATCCGGCCGGCCATCCAGGCGAAGAGGGGGGAGTATTTTGGAGGACGCGCCATGGTGGCGCAGGGTGGTCGATTCTAGCGGCGAGGAACCACTTTCGCCTGCCAGGACGCCGGTGCGGGGGGCGAAGCGTCCTTGGTCAGCTGGGAGATCTTATAGTCCATGAGCGCCATGTCAGCGGACGTTCTGTTCGCGCTAACATAGACAATCCCAGCGACGATCATGCCGAGCAGTATACCGGCATCTTTCACCACTCCAAGGATCTGGGTCAGGCTCACATGCGGCCGACTCTCGGCCTTTGTCACCGCGGACATGATCGCGTCAAGCTTGATATCCACGCCGTCCAGCCGCTTCTCGGTCGAGATCGCATGCCGCTCCAACGCGACCAATCGGCCGTCGAATTCGTGCATTCCAGCGCTCCGCGGCATTCGGTTTTGGTGTAGGTTGGGGGTAGCCATTTGCGCAGGTCCTTCTGCGTGGTGGTTAGGGGGGCGGGCTCGGCGTTCACAGCGCCGGCTCGTTCCTCGATTTCAACAGGTCAATGGTTTCGTCCGGGCGCGAGGCAATTATGCAACAGGAGCGGACCATGGGAAGGCCGATAGCCCTGTAAACACGTGGAAAACACGTAAGGCGGTGCCCGGGGCCTGCAATTTTGTTCTAAATAGAAAGCTTGCCGTACAAATCGGCGGTGCGATTCAGTTCGTCTCCAGGGGCAAAACCAGATCAGCTGCGGCGAAAGCCCAGTTGTGGCGTGTGCGTAGAAATTATGGAGACAAACATGGATAGCATTTCGGACGAACCGCATAACCCTGAAGTTCTAGGGTCATTCACCGCGAGGTGGCGGGGATGGCTCATCAGCCTGAAGCTGATGAAGAAGCGAAGGGTAAGGCCGCCTAAGCGCAACGGAGATAATCGCGCCTAGGCGGAAATCGCTATGTGAGCAGTGTGCGTACCCAGGGTCGGAGGTCTATTCCGATCCTGGGATCAATCCGCTCGATTTTAACCATATCGACGCGAGTGAATCGCCGCAAGGTAGACCCGAGCGGGGGTGTGGATAAGGCCTGATAACTAGGCCGGCCCGGCTTTCGGCTCAAGCTTCGCCAGCCGGGCTTCGAGATCGGCGAGCTTCTGCTTTAATGCTGAGTTCTCGATCAGGAAATCAGAGCGGTGACGTCGCCTTGGCTGATGCCGAGCTGCTGGAGCTTCGCCAAGGCGACGTCACGGGCGACAGATTTCTGTCGAGCGGCCTCAGCGCTGGCTGCCGCGGCTTCTTGCGCGGCCAGCTCCTCGGCTTCGCGCGCAGCTTCTTCCTCAGCCGTCCAGAGCACGTCGATTTCCGTCATTACCCGGCTTACGGATCGCCCTGATCGCATTTTCTCGGCATCCGACTGGGGAACCTCGTAAAGACAACCATCCGCGTTCTTCTCAAAAAGTCTCACCTGTCCTACCATCATAGAATCCCATATACTGCATAATTACCCGCAGATATGTTTCCAGAGCTAAAGAAAAATCGTATAGCATCTGTATCTTGAGCCGCCTCACGAGCACCTGCTCCATTAGATGCAGTCGTTAGCGGTGTTGCATCTGCTGATCTGGTGCTTAGCTGATACGCTATTCTAGAATTTCGAGCCGTTGATGTCTGATTCAAAAGCAACCCTTCGAAATAGACTCCTTCTTGAGTCCCGTTGCCAATATTCCCTGCAAAGGTAATTGATGCATCCGCTCCGCTGGTCGTGACACCATTTCCCGCGGCGTCGGTGCTGAATTGCTCGACCCAGCTATAATCGCTCGCTCCGGAATCGTAGCTGCTGCCTCCGTTCGTCGAGAAACGGCATCTGAGCTGCACAGCATCTGTAACGGGAAGAAAATCTGCGAAAATTTTAAATCCTCGATATGCAGTGAAGCTTGTCAGAACGAGATCAAGCGTAGCCACATTGGTCATCGTTCCCGATGATAATAGAACCAATCCGCCGGCATAGCTGGGACTTGCGCCGGAACCGCCGGTCTTAAGGAAATAGTTCGCCGTTCCTGCCGCCAGCCGCGCCCATGCGCTCGCATCACGATAGAGGATATCGCCTTGGGCCGCAGAGCCTACGAAGTCGAGAACTTCGGACAGCGTGCATTCTTCGGTGTCGCCGGCCCCGGCAGTTTTCCGTCCGAGAATGCGCGAAGTCGCAGAAATATTCTGCATCTTGGCGTAGGTGACAGCATCATCGGCAATCTCAGCTGTCGACACCGTGGTTCCGGCGCTCCATGTATCAGTTCCAGTGCGCCGGGCAATTCCGGTACTAGAAAGACCCTCCAGCGCCGCCAGATCGTTCGCCAAGGCCAGAGTAGGGTTGCCGCTGACACCGGAGCCATTCGAAACTGTGATGCCTGCCGCGGGGCCTGTGAGCGTCCTAGCGGTATAGGTGGCTGCCGCCGTGCGGACCGTGATGCCGGTCGACGCGATGCCGGGGACTTCGAGGACATTGAACTTAGCCTGCGCCGCAGTGCCGAGGTCGACATCGATGGTCGCCGTATCGGTGGCAACGCGCTCGGCGGTCAAGGTGCCATTGCTGGAGCCGACGATGTATTCGGCGCCGGCCGGCGCAGGGTCGACACTCAGCTCACCGACTGCGGCATTGTGCTGATCGATAAGCTGGGTGAGCGCCAACGACCATTCTTCTCTCATGCGGCCGGTGGAAGGGTCGACGATCTGCGGGTTGACCGGCTTGCGGATGGTGGAGAGGGTGAGGGCCATTATATCAAGCTCAAATATCCACTTTGAAGAGTGTTATCAACGCCTTCGTCATCCATATCAACTGTTACATCGACAGGAGACGCAAATAAAAGTTTCCAAGCAAGCCAAAGATCTTTGCTTCCAGCATAATTTTGTTCTCCATCCTTTGCCGGGGTCATTGTTCTAGGTGAAACTGTTGCACCGCCGCCAATTCCATAGGCGGCAACGACGAGAAGAGGCGACACTGCCGATCCGGAAGGCACCACTTGTGCAGACGGATCGCTGCCGGCCTGCTCGCCCGCCGTCCCTCCGGCAGTAACACCAAGAACTCTTTCGTTAAATCTCAAGATAATTGCTAGCTTGCTGTTGGTTCCCGATCCGTTCATGCCAGTTTTTGAAGAAGAACTGTCTGTGGAGACTGCTATTTTATAGCTAACTATCGCCCTTGACAGAACAGTCGTATTCACAAGACTGGTAAACCCGGCAGGAACTACAGTAGAAGGTGCGCCAACGATATTTTCAGCGAGGTCGTATAATATTACAAGATCGCCATCTAATATGTTCGCAGGCAACGTTATTGATTCAGAAGACGAGGTTGAGAATGCAAAAAGCGATACAGACGATATTGCGGCGGATGGAAGTATTGGAAACAGGCTCATTGCAGTGCAACAATGTTAAGGTGTGAAAAACCATTGTTCCTTATAATGTAGCACATAAAATCATCGCCGCTAGTCGTCGTGAATGCTCCCGTAACTCTTGTAAATCCGCTGGTTGTGACAGCTCCAGCGCTGCCATTGTTGGTGTACTGGACGACAATTGAACATGTCGTCGCCGGGGGTGCCAATGTATGCGCCCCGCCATTCACGGCTTTCTGGAAATTTCCGCTAGCCGGATCGGGCGTGAATGTCCCGCTTGATTTCGTTCCAGCATCAGACTCCGCCGCATTGTATCCTGTCGTCAGAGTATCCGTTACACCCTTAAGAAGCGCATCCTTGCCCTCCACAGCAAGCCGCCCGGCCCCGGAGCGCGATATCGTCGTGTCCGAAGCGTTCCCCAGTTCGATGGCCGTGAACTGCGGAGAGTCGCCGGTGCCGACGCCGAGCGTGGTCCGGACGGCGCCAACCGACGTGTCATCCAAAATGCTGCGCGCCGTGGATGTGAAATCCGTTGTCCCCATTGTGCCGGAACCGGTGAAGTACCCGATCTTGTCAGCGGCGCTGGTCAGGCCGGCGAAAGCGGCCAGTTCGGCGTCGTAGGCCTGTGTAACCGATCCGAGGCCGCTGGCGAGGAGCACATTCGAGCCCTCTACCGCAATCACGCCCGCCGAGACCCGGGTGATCGTCGTATCCGACGCATGACCGAGATTGATCGCCGTGAACTGAGGCGAGTCCGACGTGGCAAGCCCCAGCGAGGCCCGGGTGATCAGGGCGCTCCAGTATGGGTTCACGAGCTGCCACTGTGTCCCATCATGCATGATGATATGGGCTTGCCCATCGTTGACCTCGCCACCGGCACAGGCGCTGCCGCCGACCTGGAGCGCGAGCGCAGATCCGCCATTCAAGGCCACTGTCGTCGTTGAGCTGTTGTCCGCCTCGGCGAAGAACAGGATCATCGTGCCTTCGGATGGTGAGAAGGTCGGCGATGTCGTTAATGTGATGGCGTTGGCGGTGCCGCCGGCTTCGGCGTAGATCAGGTTTCCGTCCTGGATCTGACCGAGCCGGACGCTATCTGTGCGGGCCGAGCCGGCCCCCATGCCGGTGAATTTGAAGGTGTTCAGCGGCAAGTCGGCAGAGGGCTGATTCCCACCGTCACGCAACCAAAGCGAGCTGATGGCGGTCGCCATGTCGTTTTCGCGTGCGTCAGCGAGGGCGGCGGTGTTGTTGACCCCCAGGCCATCGGCGGTGACGTTGACTGCCGCTCCGGTCCGCACGCCATCGGTGCGGGTGTAGACTTTTGAAGGCGCTGATCCAGTGAATGGCATTATTGGCTCCCAATGAAGATGTTCGACTTGGTCGGAGCCCGCAGGGCATCGAATGCCAGCTTCTGGACATCGTAATTGCGGAGGCCATACTTCTTGGCCAGAGACTCGATCTCTTTCGCGCGGAATGTCCAGTTGTCCGTGTTGACCGCTTTCTGGAATTCTTCGATCGTCGGACTTTCTGGCAGATAGTCCTCTTTGGATGATCCAGGCGTCGACTGCAGGATCATGTTGTGGACGCGATTGAAGCGGAGCTGCAGGTCTGCGACGCTCGTGGCGTTCTCAAGGTCGCCGATGGCATTCTCCACCCGGGCGGCATCCTTGTCCGACTGGCTGCCCTTCTGCGGCAACAGCTGCATGGCCTGCAAGGCTAGCTGGTTCTGCGCAGATTTCAGGGCGGCGACTGCACGCCACGCTGGATCTTCAGGAGACTTGATCCGTTCGAGCTGCTGCTGAACAGTCGTCGGATCTGCTTTGCCGAGCCACCCAGGGGTCGAGTATTCAAGACGACGTCGGTTGAGCGCCAGCGCGTCCTCCATCGATGGCATGTTGGCAAGGCTCTGCTTCATATTCTGGATTGTATCTCTCGTCCGGCCGACAGCCTCTTTGGTGATGTCGAGGTTTGCAGCTCTTTTTTCCGCAAGACGCGCGCGGCTGTCGGCCTCGACTTTGCTCTCAGCGATCGGGGTACCATCAGCAGCATAAAGGAAGCCCGATCCATCCGGCGCGAGCTTCTGCACATATCCTTCCGGTGGTTTCGGCGCTGGTGGCCCGACGATGTAGCCGGGATCGGCTGCTGGGGCTTGCGGCGCTGGTGCCTGCTGGGCCTGCACCGGTGCGGGAGCGGACATTTCGGCGGGCACCGGCGCACCCATATCCTGCTTGCCAGCGCGATTGACGACCTGTCCGGCATATCCTGGATCAGGCTGTAGAGCCGCAGGGATGGGCTGTGGCGGCTGTTGTACCTCTGGGGAGATCACCGGGTTCTCCGGCGAAACGTGCATTCTCGGGCCGGCCCCTGGGGCTGGCGAAGATGGTGCGGGCGAACCGCCTTGAGCAGCCAAGGCAGAAATCGGCCGTCCCCACCCGTCGGTTTTCGTGGTGGTCTGCAATTTCAGCAGCGCGTCCATCCCGGCGGCTTTGTAATCTGGGTTGTTGGACCTGATCAGCGCGGCGATCACCGGAGGCACGGCGACACCATCGGTCAGGGCCTTGATAGTGCTGGCTTCGTCGGCTTTTTTGGCCGCGGTCTGCTGGTCCTTGTAATAGCCGCCGATGCCGGCGAGCACCGGTCCGCCGATGGCGGATGCGATGTTCCCCGCCCCCGAGAGCTTCTGGGCATTGGTGATGAGGTCTTCAGACTGCTTGAGCGCGTCGGCGTCATAGCCGGACAGGGCGGATTTGAGACGATCGAGGCCCGCGCTGCCTGTCAGGGTATCGCTGCCCCGGCCGCCCGTCATCGGCGGTGCTGCGGGCGCGGCCGGGGCGTTCTCTTCACCCGTCTTGCCGCCGCTATAGCGCTGGGCAATGGTGCGTTTCATGCTCTTGTCGGGCGACATCACGCCCTCAGCCCATGCGATCGTGTCGGCGCCGGTTTTACCACGAAGGAAGGGGTTGGCGGCGACGGCCTTCGACCCGAGCAGGGCTTCAACGGTCTTGCCGGGATCAGCGTAGATTGCAGCAGCACCTGCCGGGCCAGCGAAATGGCTGAGCTTGATTGCGCCGGGCGTCGGCTCGATGCCGCGGGCCTTCAGGAACTGGGCGTTCTCGTTCGCATAGGCCGCGGTCATCTCGCGGGAAAGCTCGGGGTTGAACTTCAGCTGGAGAAGCTGGGCGTCGGTCTTGCCCTGGGCGACATCGGGCCGGTACTTCTTGATGGTGCTCAGCCACGTGCTGTCAATGAATTGACCGAGTCCACCGGCTGATGAGCGCGAATTCGTCGCATTGGGATTGCCACCGCTCTCGGAATTTATCAGCGCACCGATCAAATTGTCATAAGCCATCTAAGCGACCTCCTTCGTGCGCTCGTCCAAGGCTCGAATTGCCGCCATCAGCTTGCCGACCGCATCACCGAGGTCGATGGTCTTACCGTCGCCGCCGAACTTCTCGGCATAATCCTGCGCCATAGTCCCGGTGCGCCGCTCGGGCAGATCGAACTCGGCGCGGGCGTCGGCCTTGTATGCAAAGTCGTCGACGGGCATGTCGCGGAAGGCGGCCAGGACCTTCTCGCCATCGGCGGGAGAGCGGTCTTCCTTCATGTCCTCATCGCTGAAGATGAAAGGCGCGGCGGCGGCGCCGATCGAACCGATTGAGCTGAGCAAGCTGTTGCTCCCACTCTGCGCGCGGTTCGCCGCGGCGTTGTATGCGCCCATCTGCTGGGCATAGGTGTTATTGACCACCGAGGTGTAATCCGGCGGTGCGACATTGGTCGGCGTGGTGCCCTGGAAGGATGGCGTCTGGAAATTCGGCGTCGATCCCATAAGCGCCGCCGCTTCGGCGAACGGCTGGTTGCGCTCCAGCAGCTGGTTGCTGAGATCGGTCTGATATTGACCCGAGCCATAGCCGAGCGCCTGGGCGAGTCGATTGTACTGTTGATTTTGCTGGGTACCGAGGAAGCTGCGGTTCTGCAGATCGGCGCCCTGGAGCCGCTGCTGCTCCTGTCCGCCATACTGCGCGGTCGAGAGGTTCTGGCCGAACTGACGCGACTGCTCCTGACCGGCAGCAAGCTCAGCCTGCCGATTGATATCGGAGAAGGCATTGGCCTGATTGCGATCGAGGCGATCCATTTCCTGGTTATAGATCTCACTGCCTACCGGGATGCCGCGGCGCGCAAGCTCGATGTCCTTCTGCTTGCGGGCGGCGTCCAGATCGGGCTGCAAACGCGACTTGCCCTGCTCATAAAAGATATTTGCGATATCTTGCGTGCCCGGCGTGGCACCGAGGCCGACGGCGCTGGACTGATACATCTGGCCGGCGAGCGGATCGGCAAAGCTGCCGTAATCGAGAGCGCCGGAGCCGAAGTCGCGGGCGGCGACGGAGCGGGCATTGGGGGCCGTGGGGAGCTGGAAGCGGTCCTGGGGAAGGTATCCGAGCTGTTTCTGCGCGGCGTTCTGGAGGGCTGTGCCGGCGCCGAACTGGCTATCGAGGTACTGCTGGACCTCCGGGCTCAGCGTGACCGCCTGGGCGTATGGTGTACCATCCGGCCGACGTGCGAAGGTGGTCGAACCGTATGGGCCGTACTGGTCGACGCTGTTCAGGTATGCGGCATCGCGCGCGGCCTGAGAATTGTACTGGTATTGAGCCTGAGCTGTCGCATAGGGATCTGGTGCTGCCGGCTGGGCAGGCGCGTCACTTCCGCCGCAAATTTTACGTTGTCCTTTGACCGGTTAGGCAGCGCGCGCGAATTCGCCGTGCGCTTCGGTTAGAGTTCGCTGGCTGTCTCATCTCGCTAATCTGTCGATGGTTTCGCGCAAAAAGGCGTATTGCCGCCCGGCATGAACATCATCATCGGAGGGGCCATAGAGCCGGCGGCAGGTGCCCTCGTAGATCGCGCCGAGCTTCTGCACGCCGCGCGCCATGTGGTCCTTGCGGGTGCGGATCGTGACGCGGTTGACATTGAAATGCTTGGCGGCGAGCATGAAAATCAGGCGGACGATCCGGCGCGTGAGCGTCCCGGGACCGTAGAAATGCACCTCGACATCGCTGCCGTTGTAGCCGGAGAACATGATGCCGCCGACCAGCGTGCCGGCATCATCGGCGAGCCCGAGGGCCATATTGTATTGCAGAGGTCGGCAGTTTGAGATCGAGAACAGCCAGTCAGCGACGGCTGTGTCCTGGCCAAGGACCAGATGCGTCAAGATGTAAAATTCGATCCGCTATTTTGATCATACATCGCCGTTAATAGCCGCTTGAATGGGTGATCTGGCGACGCTTCGAGCATTGCTCGATCCCTTGCGATCTTGTCTGGTCCAATACCCAAGAGTTGAAAAAGAGACGGTATCTTTCTTGTATTGCTATCTGGCGTCTGAGCCGGCGCGGCCTGCGCGGGGGTCGACGAAAAGCTGCCTGGATAGGCGGCGCGCACGCGGGCGAGTTCATCAGCGTTGGTTGGGGCACCCTGGCCGTAGTAGGAATAGGGTACGGTGCCATTCTGGCGAAACTGATCGTAGACACCGCGCAGATCCGGTGCAGAATATGTAAAATTTTGCGCAGGCGCAGGCGCAGGCGTAGGTGCCGGTGCCGGCGTTTGTCCTGGGCGCCGCTCAGCTCCACCACACATCGATCGTCTCCTTATCCGACAACACCGGCCGGCGTCCCGATGACGTCGACGGCGAAAAATTGAAAGTCATCTGCCTGTGAATTGAACTGGGTGACCGGCGCCACAGCCCGGCCGAAACCCTTCACGCCGGACCATTTCAGCAAAGGGGTGCCGTTGACGCCCCATGGAGAGCCCCAGGGTTGGCCCCAGGGGCCCGAACCGGCTGTGCTCAGAGGGAACTCGGCGGCGGTGATGCCCTGCTCTGAATAGTCCGTGTCGACCTGAATCTGCCCGGTGACGAGGCCGGTGGCCTGCCCGTTGATGCGGGCGGCGGTGAACTGACCGTTGACTTGATTGGCGAATGGGTATGTGAAACCATGGCGCACGGTGCCGACGATGGATGATCCGTTGTCGGTGCCGCCCATATATTTCCAGATTGTGTTACTATCCTTGGCGCCAAAATAGAGCGCTCCGCCAAGCTCGGCGAACTGGTAGCCATTCAGGCCGTCGAAGAAGCTCCAGGCTTTGGTGCGGATGTTGTAGATCCACTGCTTCGAGGCATCGGTGTCGGTTTGGATATTGAAGATCACCAAGCCGGTGAAGAAGGTGGCGCTCCAGCCGGCATTGGCGCCGTAGGTGACGAAATCATCGGCCCAGCTCGGCGCGATCTTGCCCCAATAGTTGAGGGCCGTGGTGTCGAAGGACACGCCGGTCGCAATCGCCTCGAATGGCAGGGCGCCGGCTGTGGTCATGAGGACGAGTTCGCCCTGGACATCGACGCCGCAATCATATCCTACAGGCCGAGGCGCATCGTAGCTCTTGTTCAGCGCGAAATCGGTGCCGGGATCGCCGGTATAGGTGACGATCTCGCCGGTCGACATGATAAACACCGTGTACGGACCGAATGGATAGACGCCGACGCAGTAGCCGCCCTTGGTTTCCTGGCTGAGCTGGAACTTAGTCAGCACGCCGGTGACCGCGGCCGGGTCGCCGTACCAGACGTCGGCGCTGCCCTCCTCTGTGAACCACAGGCGGACGCCTACGACACGCACAGTGCGCAGATTGGCGATGGTGAGGCCGGAGCCGGAAAGGCCGCTGGCGCCGATCGTCGAGCCATCAAAGGCCCATGGCACATCGGTGCCGTTGACGCCGAGCGCGGTGTCGTTGAACTGGGCGATCGACCATGTGTTGAGCGAATAGCCGGTGGCGAGCTGGCTCGGCGTGCCGGTCGCATCGTAGATCTTGCCGGCGGCGAAGGCGAGCAGCACGTCCTGGCTGGTGCCTTCGTGGGTAAACAGGCTGCCGATCGAGGTGGCGCCGGAGATGGTCTGATGGCTGGTTTTGCCGCGGCGGATGATCAGGCGACCGTTCTCAGCGATCATATTTCGGATGCTGCGCGCTTCGCGCGGATCGAGCGATGACACGCCGTCGCGCGTGTTCATGCCCAAGCTCGGCGCCGGGATCGGGATGCTCTGCCCTTCCGGTGCTTGCCCATACGCGCGGGGGTTCGCCCGCTGCGCCAGTCGCGCCATGCGCATCGACATCAGTTTGGAATCACATCAGCGATGTTGGGGCGGTAGAGCCGCATGCCGCGGCCAGGACGCTGCACATTAGCTGCCATGTTGACCATGCGCGATGGCACGTTCTTGCCGGTGCGGGACTGGATCACGGCGTCATATTCTGCGCTGAAGCGGGCGGTGCCGGGCAGGTTCTTCGAGTCGGCGAAGTAATACCGCACGCCATGGATCAGCAGATCCGCTGGCAGGATAGAGAGATCGGTGTCTGCGACCCAGCCATCGACGCGCTCGGTGGCGCCGGTGCTGTCGGTCGCGTAGACCTTGGACAAATACTCATAGTTGAATGTGAACACGCTGGACGGTGTCGGCGTGACCTGGATCTGGCCGCCGAACAGCCGCCAGCGGTAGGTCACGCTCGATGTGATGCCCGAATTGGTGATCGCCGCCCATTCCCGGCCTGTGGTCTGACCGGCCATGTAGCGGGATGTGCTGAAATCCCACATTGTATCGCTGGCAAGACGGTCGTAATCGTCTTCCAGATCGTACAGCGATGTACTGGCCACCGTGGTCACCGTCGCGGTGCGGCCCATCTCCTGCCACGCATAGTCGCGCACCAGCTCCTCGCCGACCTTGTAGGCAGCCGCGAGCAGGGTTTTCGCCACGTCGTCGGTGTTGCCGATGATCGTGGACGGCACGTTGAATGAGCTGACCTCATCCAGCGCCCGCGTGCAGATCGACAGGAGGCTGAGAGCCATGGTGATTAGGCCTTTTTACGGGTTTTGCGGATCTTCACCGGCGGCGGCAGAGGTGCGACATCCTCATCGTCGGCGTCATCGTCGGTGTCCGGCTGAAACGCCACGAGCTGACCATCGCCGCGGTCGACCATGACTGTGCCGAGCGCCGAAATCGGCTTCTTCGCAATCAGTTCCATCGCCCGGGTTTCGAGCGGGTGCACCGGCGCGAGGCGGAACTTCTGATAATGTTCCCAAGCGTCCCAGCAACGCATGATGTCGCGGACAGCAGCGTCGAAGGCCTCTTTGCCCATGCCGGTCTGGCCATCATAGTGGATGACTTCCTTGCCATCCGGTCCCGGCCGATAGCTGGCGACCCGGGTATCCTGGCCCTTGTCGAATCGCAGCACATGAGTGGTGCTGTTCTTGAATGCGGGCGTCCCGTCAGCCAAGCGCAGAACCTTGGTGTGCAGGGCGATGCCGATGTCGAAAACATTGTGGCGAGCGGCCTTGGACTTCTCGACATTCAGGATCGGGATGTCAGAGAACTTGGCCTGGACGTTATGGTAAGGTTCGTGCTCGCCATCGTTGATGAGGCTGTCCGCGACATCGAACCACTGCTTCTTGTCGATGTCTTCGCCGCGGGCATATCGCGCTTGGATGGCCGCCTGCTCGTCTTTTGCACTCTGCGTCATGAAGGTCGTCATCGTCTCTGCCTTTCTGTGCAGCTAGCGCCGATGGATTATGAAGATGGATTCCGTGGCGCCCCGGCGATCGTCGATCACCTGGAGGCCCATGGTGGTGAACAGATCCAGCCACCATTCGTGGTCGTGGACGCTGAGATGGAGTGGCTGGCCGATGAAGGCGCCGAATGAGTCCTCGACCGTAGCGATCTGGAAGAATACCGTCTCGGCCGACGCCATGATGTTGACGACGACCGCCTCGACCTGCCCCGGCGGGATGTGCTCTAGAACGTCCGTGCAGTAGCCGTAGGGCGAGCGGAGCGGACACGGCAGGGTCAGGTCCCATTCCAGGAACGGCAGCCCCATGGCGTCCTGGTCGCGTGCGGAGGACACAAAATCGGTCAGGGTTACGTCGAGGCCGGCGCGCGCCAGTGCCAATCCGCCACGGCCGGTGCCGCAGCCGAAATCAATCACCGGGCCGGTGCCTTCGATTTTCATCAGTGCGAGGAAGGTGCTCGCGGTGACTTCGCCGGGCGAATAGGTACGATAGGCATCGAGCTGCCACATCCGGACATACTTATCGCGCTCAGCAAGGTTCTCTGGTGGCGTGAGCCAGATATGCTGGAGGAGGCCATCACCCCAGACATTGACCGTGCAGCCGGCTTGCTGGAGGGCCTGGGCAGCGATCGGAAACCGCTCAGCCTGGGTGCGCATGGTGATCGAGGTTTGGAACGTTCTGCCGGCCCAGGAGAATTCCATCACCGGGATGGCGCCATTCATGCGCTGTTCGTAAGCATGGCTCTGGTCGCCGCGGTGACAGCTGTCGTAGCCGAAGATCTCCAGCCGGCGAAAGCCGAGGCAGTAGGCGACACAGAGGGCACCGAGCCCGGTCGAAGCCTCGCCGCCGAGGAGGGCATAGCCGCCGCGCTTCTTCTTCGCCGGTGGGAACCAATCCTCGTTGGCGTGGAGGGCGCTGTGCCAGACGGTTGGGCTCGGCGCCGCTGCCATTGTGACCGGATTGACATGGCTGGCAAAGAGGTGACCGCGCGCGGCGGGATCGACCAAACCGGCCGTTTCTTCCTTGGCGTCGCATGTCACCTGCCAATCCACGGCGATGTCATGCTTGCGCAGATACTGCGATGCCGCGTTCATGGCGAAAACTGTTGCGCCTTCGGCCACGAAGCGGCGAATATCCTCGATATGGTCTTCGACCGATGCGCCGCCGCCGACCATGACGGCGATACCGGCATGTTCATCGATCCCGGTGAGCCAGGGCAGATCCAGCGCGGTGTTCGCGCGGATATTAGCCTCGATCTCTTCGTCAGGCGTGTTGCATAGGACTATCAGGGGGATATGCAGAGGGCCGGAGGCATGTGGGTTCTGCACATTCCACTGACAGACGTCGAATTTAGGGGCTGGCATGGTCTTTAAAATGAAAGAGGCGACCCGAAGGCCGCCTCATTCTGTGATATTTATGACACATCCGAGGTGTCATGAGGCCTCTGGATCATCACGCGAACGGTGGTGACGCCGGTTGCCGCCGAAGCGATGGCCACGACGCACATGCCGTTGAGGATCGAGCCAGTGGCGACCACGACAGCCGCGCCGGCAGTTGCACCGATCGCGTCGCCCGCTGCCAGCGAGAGACCCGCAGACTTAGTGACGACAGCCTGACCGGAGATCTGATACCAGCCGTAGGCCGAAGCCACGTTCGCACTCATCGCCACGGCGAGAGGCCGCGGGTGATCGAGCGCAGATGTGTGCAGGGCGGTGACCCAGTCGGCGTCGTAGTTGACAATGCTACCTACGATTGTAGAACCAATACCCTGCAAGTAAATGAATTCACCCACTCCGTAGGTCGGATCAACAGCGCGGACGATGCTGCCGAAAGGCATTTTCTTTGTGGTCGAGGTATCCGCAATCGCCTGGGGGACGATCACGTTACCGAGGATCTGGTAAGCCATGTGAATTGCTCCCTTTTGGCTGATTTAGGCGTGGAAAACCACTTGGACAGAGGAATTCGCGCAGACCAGATTCCCCATGAAATCCATCGTGATGATGGACGCGGTCTGGTTCGCCGGACGAACAGCCGGGTACGAGTCCAGGTTGCGGTCTTTATGGACCTTCAACTTGAGCCAGTTGGTGTTCAGACCATAGCTGGAGGCTGCGCGAGCGTTCGGATCGTTGAAGACTTTTGCCGTTTTGAATGAGTAGTACGGGAAGCTCGTCTTCGCTGTTTCGGCATCGCTCTCGCGGATATAGCGGGAGTTTGCGTTCACCGAGCCGGCGAAGAAGCGCCAATGCGTGTTGCCCATGACGAACAGGGTCGGAACGTCCATGCCGCGAGCGGCGCGGACCCAGCCGAGTTCCATGGCGTCCTGCATTGTGGTTGCGGAGAAGGTGATGCTGTCATCGCCCTCGTCGACCACGGCATTCCGCCACCATTCGTTGCCGGCAGTTGCGCGGTTGATGCCGCCAACGATGCCCGATGTCGGGGTGTCGGCAACGATGTACTGCAGTCCGCCGATGCTCAGACCGCCGTTCTCGGTGCCTGCATAGTGCAATGCTGCGCCGAGGTTATTGACGATGGTCCGCTCAAGGTTCTTGACCTTGCCCTTGATCAGGTCGATCTGCTTAGACTCACCGGAGTTCTGCGCAACTTCACGGCGAGAAAACACGGCATTGCCCGCGCATTCTTTCCAGTCAAACTGGGCAGTGGTGAAGACTTCAGACGGCGTGATCGGGATTTCCTGGTATCCGTTATACCAAGTGAATGTGCCGTTGTCGCCGAAGTCGAGGTTTTCTATCAGATACACGCCGCCATCAACTTCTTCGATGGCGCCTTCATCTTTCATGAAAGCATAGAGCGGGATCTGGTTTGTGACGTTATCGCGCAGCGTCTTCGAGTAACGAGAGATCGTCAAGCTCGCCAGTTCGTCGAAGCTGCTATTTGGGGTGACCATCTTGGCCTCCTAAATTAGCGTTTTGATGATTGTTGCTTCTTCATGGCCCACCCGATTGCTTCATCCAGGGGATCGGCGGCCTTTGCTTTGGCCGGGACTGTTTGTGGAGTTCTGCTTTTTGGGGTGAGCGCCTTCTCAAGCTTCGCGGCGCGCTTATCCTCGGGCTCGGCAGGGGCCGGTTCGTCGTCCTGCTCGTCAACAGGGCGCGGTTTGGCCGTCCGTTTCGGGGATGGAAGCTCGGGAAACTCTTCGAGGGCTAGTGCGTAGGCGGCTGAAAATCGCTCGCGCACACCCAGGGAGCTGAAGTGCTCGGGGTCTGCCTCGATGATCTTTGCCATGGGATCGGCGAGGATTCGCACATAGGGGTAGAGGCTGTTGCCGTCCCCGTCCGTTTCCTGGATGATCCCGGAGAATTCTGACGCAAAACGCTTCTGCTCTTCCTGGACACGCTGGGCGCGGTCTTGCGCAATCGACTGCTGGAGCGTGTCGAACTCAGCCTTCAGGGCTTGGTAGGCAGGAGAGGACGTGACGTCCACCTGCGCTGGGCTTGTCGGGCTATTCGGGTATTGCCCGCTGTCCATCGGGATGATGTCGAGCGGGTTGATTTTGTTCTGCGCAATGAAGGTCCGGAGATATCCGACCGGATCGGTCATCGCCTGCTGCTGGTAGCCGAGCAGCTTATGGAAAACCTGGGGCTCGCTCAGTCCGCGCTGCTGCATATAGGTGCGCATCTGCGCCGGGACGGCGGCCCGAACCTCCTCGGCCAGCTTGCGCTCGGCGGCAAGGGCCTGGGTCTTCTGGCTGAAGCCCTTTTCGAATTCATTCTCGCGAGTTAGGATAATCTCCTTGGCCTCGCGCGGCAGTTTTGCGAATTCCTCGCGGACGTCGGTTGCCCAGCGCGCATTCGGCTCGGGCTCGGCGGTCAGCCATTCGTCCTGCGTCTCACGGAGCTGGAACCGGAAGGCTTCTTTGCGCTTCTCTGACCAGTATTTCGGCGGCTCGCGGGTCTTTTTCGGCTCGGGCTTGGCCTTCGGTTTTTCGACGACATCGCCAGCATCAGCGTCGTCGTCCTCAGATTTGGCGTAGGAGGCCTCTTTCGGCTTGGCCTTCACATCGCCGCCGTCGTCGGCTTCCGCCTCTGTAGCCTTCGCTGCGGGCTTCTCGGACGCCTTCTTGGCCCCCGGTTTCGGTCCGGGCTTGGACTTGGCCTCCCGGGCCTCGATCTCGTCCTTCGCGCCGTTGAAGGCGACGGCGAACGGGTCTACGCTGCCGTTGTACGTTGTTTCCTTGGCCCGGCCCGGCTTTGGCTCATCGGAAACCGGGCGTGCGTCTTCGGTCTCAGCGGGGGCTGAGCCGGCGTCGAAATCTGTCATGGATGGCTTTCTGGTGGTCCCTCTTAGGAGGGCAGGCACCGGTGGTTGGTTAGGCTTTGCGCGGCTTCCACTCGAAGGAAATGCCGTCGCCGTCGTCCTTCTTGTTGATCAGGCTCGGGTCCCAGCCCATAAGCTCGCGGGTGCGCTTGGCGTCGTCGCCGTCCGGGCTCCAGAACTTGTCGCCGACGTCGACCACGCCATTGCGCTTATTGTGCTCCCGCCAGTTCGAGCGGCTGGAGATGGTCGATCCGTCGATGATGCTCTTCCACTCGCCGCCGTAGACCGCGTCGACATCAGGAACGAACATCGGGCATGCCACGGTGCCGCGTTTCGGCCGGCGATAGTGTTTGCGGGCGTATTTGGCGGCTGGAATCACGCCCTCTTCAGGGTCGAACTTGAAACGCCCGGTCTGAACGCTGTTCACATCGTTCTTGCGGAGGAAAGACAGATCGAGCCCGGAGAGGGAGACGGTCATGGTGCTGTTGCCTGCGGTTTCTCGGTCGGGCCGACGAGCAGCGCCTCGGTGGCGGTGGCCCGGGTTTCGCGCTCGAACTGGAGCTTCTCGGCACGCCCGACATTGTCGATCATCTGGCCGGCGCGTTTCGCCTCGTTGGCGTCGCGCTGTGACTGGACTTTCTGGGCGTCGGCGGCGGCCTTGGTTTGGGCGCTGAAGGCCTCTTGCTGCGCCTTGACTGGCGCCTGCTGGGCTTCGATTTGCGCCTTCTGCAGCTGGATCTGGGCCGTCTGGAGCCCGATCTGGGCGACCTGCACCTTGGACTGGGCCACGGCCATGTCAGCCTGGGCTTTCGGATCAGCCTGCTGTTGCTGGTCCTGCTGCTGCTGTGCCATTTGGATGGCTTCGTCGAACACCCGCTCGACGCTCTCTTCCATGCCGCGGCCGGCTTTGAAGGCGCTGATCACGAACATGACGAGCTGCTTCATGATTTCGCCGGTCTTCGGGTTGCCAGCGATCATCGGGCCGACCTGCTGGATGGCCGTCATCACCTGCTGGAAGAACTGGGTGCGGGCGATCTTGTCGGCCTCGACATCCATGAAATCTGTTTGATCAGTCTCGATTTCGACGCTGTAGCAGCGTCGGTAGTCGGATTGCAGGACCTCAGAGACCTTCTCCCAGCTGAAGCGGGTCTGGGCGAGCTTCATGAGGTACTGGACCTGCTCCTGGTTTGGCGGCGGAATCTGCATGCCCGCCGCTTTCGCCTGCTGCTGGATCTGCATGATCTGCTGGAGCTGGGCCTTGGCGTCGTCGATTTCTTTCTGCAACGGCAGCTTGATGCCGGACATTTCCTGCAGCTGCTCGCGCGGAAACAGCTCGGCAATGATTTCGCCCTTGATCTGATAGGCTTCTGCAGCAAAACGCCGCGCCTCCTTCTCGCGTCGGCGGAAGCGCGATGATCCGAAGCTCTGCTTCAAATTCTGGGCTGTGGCGGTTTCATCAGGATCGGTATGGCCGCGGGCAAGATCGGAGATGCCGGACAACTGATATATCAGATTGATCAGACTATCGCGTTGCTTGTGCAGCTCGACCAAAACGACGCTGGTCGGCGTCAGGTCCTGCCATTCCAGGGCCTTGTTGGTGCCGCCGGTGGCCTGCAAGGCGGCCCAGTTCTCGACCCCGATGAGGGTGTTCTCGGGGGCCTCGGCGAGATCCGCCAACTCCTTGAGGTTCTTGTCGTACCAGCCCTTGCGCTGGAGCGCTGCGGTCAGAACGAAGATGCGCCCGGAGATTGCATCCAGTTCGGCATGCTGATTCTCGATGCGCGAGTAGTCCGTGAGCGGAACCGTGCATTCAGTGCCGTTGGCAACAAAGGGCCGCGGGCACGGGAAGAAATGCTTGAGCTTGAACGGATCTTTGTCGTGGCGGAGCACCTTGTCGCGGTAATCCATGGCGACGAAAATGCGGGCTTTCGTGGGGTATTTCGACCAGACTTCCCAAATTTCGGCGCGCTTGAACTGCTCTTTGCCCTTGGTGTCTTCGCCGTAGGATTTCTTGTCCTTGAAGGGCAGAGTTATGTTAAGCGGGACCTTGTCGGCCTCCTCGCGGGATAGCTTGCACTCGCTAACCAACTCGTCGCGGGTGAACATGTGGCGCCGGGCGACCCAGGGGACCGAGCCCCAGCGATCAGCATGGCCCTGCAGGTAGTCCTTGTATGCAAGATGGACGATCGGTGCCGTCACCCAGCCATTCTTGCCCTCGGTCTTCTCGATTTCCTGCCAGAGCTGGCCCCGGCCGGGGAGAAAAATGTCGTTGGCAGATAGGGCGATGTCGTGATTATCGTTGGTGTCACGGACAGCAGCGTCGATCGCGCGCTCCCAGATTAGGGCGACATGGCGGGAGAGACCGCCGTCATCCTCAGGCTGATTGACCCGGCGCACGGATGGTTTGCCGAAATCCTCGCCGATTGCGGCTTTTTGAGTCTCAACATTGGCCCAGTGCAGGTTCAGGGCGCCGAACGGGAGGTCGCCATCATCTTCACATGCGTCATACCGTTCCTGAGCCTCTTCGGCGGCTTCATACCAGCTCGCCATCCGCTCTTTGGCGGCCTCGATCTCGGCGATCCAGAACGACGCATCTTCTGGCGTCAGTTCGCTGGGAGTCTCGGGATTGTCGGTCATGCGGAGCGTCGGTTTCTCGCTTGTTTGATGCGGTCCTGCTGCGCGCGGATCATCTCCTCGCGGGCGGCGGCATCAGGATCGGTGTGTGGGGTCGTTACTTCGCGGTAGGCCATGGCGAGGTAGCGCATTGCGTCGGCGCTGTGGCTCGTCCAGTCATGTCGTGGCCGGTCCTTGAAATCCCTGGCCTTGTCGTCGTATTCCTGGCGATACTGCCGAAGTGCTTCGAGGCCCTCGGCGCAGCGGAAGTTGTCGAACCACATCAGCGGCAGCGTCGCCCGAGCGGCATTTATGCCGTCTTCTAGCTTATGTGCCGGAACGATCCGTGGTCTGACGTTTAAGCTGATCAAGGTCTCGACCCGGGTCCGCCCGGTGCCGAGTTCCTTGACCTTCGCGTCGTGGGGCAGCCAATGGTCCCCGTACCGATAGGGCTTCTCGGCAAGGACCGCTGCATAGTGCGGCAAGCCGTGGCCGTGGTTCTCGTAGAAGTCGACAACCCGGATTTCCTTGCCGTGGACCTGGAAGAACCAGATCGCCGTGCTGTCGCCGACACCGAGGTCCCAGGCGGTGTGGACGGGCAACAGCGGCTCATGAGGCACTTCCGTGATCCGGCCCTGGCGCTCGGCTGCCGCCAGCTCACGGCCCCAGTAGGCGCCTTGAATGGCGGCTTCGAAGCTGCATTCCAGCTCCTGCGCAAATTGCTCTGGCGAGAGTTCGCGGCGGGTTGCTTCAATCTCTTCAGGGGAGATGAGCCCGCTTTCAGAGGCCTTGAGCAGGAGGCTGAACCAGTCCGGATCTGTACGCGCACGATCGTAGATTTGGAACAGGGCGTTACGCCCGCGAGGCGTCCCGATAAATGCTGCCCATCCCTTGCGATCCATGAGCATTGGGCGGATGATTTCGCCCCAGACGCTCGGCCGCATGTCGGCGAATTCATCCAAAAGACAACCATCGAAATATAGACCTCGAAGGCGATCTGGATTATCTGCGCCATATAATCGAAGTCGGGCACCATTCGGGAAGTCAGCCCGAAGTTCGCTTTCGTTGAACCCTATGCCAGGAATATCTGCGGCAAGCCGCTTCACGTAAGCCCAGGCAACGTCCTTGGCCTGATTGTACTGCGGCGCGATGTAGGCGAACCGTCCTTCCTGCTTCTTACAGAACAGCGCCGACAGAACGAGATCGGCGACACAGGCGACGGTTTTGCCCGCTCTGCGATGAGCAACCATCACCGCCCAGCGCTGCTTCCGGGCGTGAAAGACACGAAAGGGACCGCGCGGATGATATCCGCCAATCCCTTGCCATAGATCCTGGCTCACGCAGCGACCGATTTCGGCCTTTTGGAGCGCCGGATATATGCTGCAATCGCTTCAAAATCCCCTGGATCATCCGAAGCGCCCTTAAGACGATTGGCCTTCCACGAGATAACGCATACGTTGCCCCTAACATATCCAAGCGCCGGATATATTCGGTCCACAGTCGGACTATTTTCTGTACACTTTCCGGGGGTCCTGAACATCGGTATGCCGAGAACCGGACAGATCATCTGGTTCTTCAGATCGGCTTCGTCGATGTTAAACGGAATGCCCAACTTACGCGCTCGGGAACGACATTCGATCACCAGAGCATGGACCCAATCTCGATCGCGGCGTTTCTTTCGGTTTTCGAGGTTTTTCTGGCTTCTGCTGTATTCATTTGTGCACTTCTTGCACTGGTTCGCATAACCAGTCTTCATGCACTTATTTTTAGCGAAGCCCTCGACAGGCTTCGTTTCCTTGCATTTCGAGCACCTGAGCATTACGCCCAGCCGCGATCCCGTGCTTCGGCCTCTGTCATCCAACCGATTCTGATCGCATGCTGGACTGGCGCGCCTTCCCCATCGCCAGACACGGCGAGAGCCTGCGAGGGCTTGCCCCAAGCTCGGTCGAGGATGGCGTTGGCCGCCGATACTGATGCCCGCTCGTCGCTCCCGCGCATGACCCACAGCAGGCGTTCGATGGCTTCGGCAGTGTGCTGGCGGGCGAGATCTCGGACGTCGTTGGCGGCTTTTGGGCGGCCACCCGGATTTGCCCGGTTTCCTGCGCCGAAGCGACCGTCCTTCTGCCGGTTGGGGTCCGCTTCTACGGATTTCGGCTTTGCGGCGGTCTTCGGCTTGGACTTCGGTTTCGTCTTGCGCGAGACCGCGGCAGGCACCGGCTTTCCGGTGGTCCGCGATGTGCGTGTCATGGTTTTCCTATATGGTTTACAGGCCTGCGGTGATATCGCCGACGCGCTCGAACCAGCCCTTTACGAGGCAGTCGCCGCGGATGACCTGGGAGCCGGTATTGGTGGCCAGGGGCATCTGCAGGATGATGTGGACGTAGCGGCTGGGCTCGACCGGGAGCGGATTTTCGAAGCAAGTGCGAATCGGTTCGGCGACGGCACCGATGGCTGCGCCGGACAGGAATGCCTGGATGCCCAGAGTGACGCGGCGGGGCCCGAAGGTTGCACCGCTGTCTGTGGTCGCCAAGCTAGCGGCAGTGCTGTTGATGCCGAGGGACCAATCCATGATCGTCGCGGTGGTTGCGACAGCAGCGCCGGTGTTCACAGTCCAGATGTCGACGCCGGTGCACCAGAAGCGATGCGTCGACGGAATCACATATCCGAAAATCGCATAATCGGTCGCGGCGCTTGCTACGGCGGCGAACTGCCACCTGCCGCCCAAAGTCAAATAGGCGGGAACGGTGTTTGAGAGCGAGCCGGAAGACGGCGAGGTGCTGTTGTCGTGGTTCGCGGTCTGCGCGCCGAACTGCGCACCGGGAGCCTGCGCGCCGATCTTCGGCTGCATGGCGACTTTGACGAAGTCCATTGCGGTGAATTCCTTGGGTTGCGCATGAAAAACCCAGGGGAGCGTTATGGGCTCGACCCTGGGTGATCCATCTTGACATAGAAACCAGCGTTAGAGGTCCGCAGGTTAAGTCTGCCGTGGATTCGGGCCGTTGGCAGACACACTTCTGAGTGTGCATTAATCGAATCAGACTCGCGGCTTCGAGTCAAGTATAAATATTCACGATACTACAAATTTATTCTCACCGGCAAGCTTTATATTTGCATACAGCTCCTCGGCAACCCGTGAAATCTGCAGTTTTGCCCATTTGTGACCTTCTGCGAGGCCGAAATGTCGGGCAAGGAGGGCGCAGGTCAGCTCGATCAGGCCGAAGAAGCGCTGTATTCTGGCGTCAGGCGCCAAGGCTGGCCAGTAAATGCTGGCGACGACCCTGTGGTCCTGATCGGCGATGGCGTTTTCGGCCATCCAGTCGAGCACGATATGCAGTTCTACCGGAACCGCCCGGTACGCCATGGCGATTGCGCGCTGATGCTGCATGGCTTTCTCGATCGGGCTGAGATCCGGGTGACCAGGGCAGTCGACCATGCGCGGGGCGTAGCTACAGATCCGGGCGCCGGCCTTGGCGTAGCTGCTGGCGACATGGGATTGAAAGCGCAGAGCGGCGGCGAAGCCATCGGTGGAAATGGTGCCGCGGCTCTTGAGCTGTTCCAGACGCCCTACAAGACGCTTTCTCTGGAGGGGTATCTCCTCCCCTCGATCATTCGTTTCGGCCTCCCTGGACAAACGTAGTCCGTTCTGGCGGGCATTGGCCATGCGCTCTGGGGTGACATCGCCGACGCCATATTTTGGGCGGGCGGCATAGGCGCCGCTCTTCAGGCCGAGGAGATCGCCGTGCAGGGCGAGGCTGACCTTGGCAATGCGAGCCCGCTCGGGCTTGCTCATGAACGCGCCGGACAGTCCTTTGCGGACATCGGCGAGTTCGGCGAGGGTGATCGGCGCCTTGCGGGGGCGGCCGGGGCGGCGGTGGACAACGTTGTCCACCCGGCTAAGCTGCGAGGTGGCGGTATGCATCGGCTGGGTATCCTATGCTAAGCTCTGCGGTGATGCGGGCGTTGATGGCGTCGGTGAGATTTTTGAACCAGCCCAAGTGCACGCTTACCGACCGGTTGTCGCGGATGCGGGCACGCCACTGCTGGCGTTTGGCGTGCCATGTCACGCCGAGGACGCCGGAGACGTGGCCCTCGGGAGCGGTGCGGTTCCGGCTGTTCTGGCGCTGGGTCACGCAACGGAGGTTCTCCAGCCGGTTGTCGGTGATGTCGCCGTTGCGGTGGTCGATGACATGTCCCTCGGGGACTGGACCGACGCACAATTCCCAGAGGATGTCATGCGCATAGCGCCATTTGCGGTTGAGCATGACGCGCTGGTAGGGCTTTTTCTTCGATTTGCTCGACCCGAGCTTCTGGCCGACGCGGATGCCGCGGCGGGAGATGCGGGCAAAGAGCTGGCCAGCAATGGGATCGGCGATGAAAGCTTGATCGAAGGTGATGGGTTTCATGACAGCGTCTCCGCCAGAGCCGACTTCGCCTCGGCAATTAGTTCGGACGGAATCCGGCAATCAGGATGGCCGGGCGGCGGGCCATACATGCGCTGGAGCTGGCCTCCTCGGCGCCAATCCCCGTTCCCACGATCGAATTCCATCAGGACGTCCAACACATTCTGACGAAGCATGCGTTGTCCGCAAACCGCTACCCAAATGGATTTTTCCGGCTTTTCTGGTTCACTGTCCGGCCCATAGCCGTTGAGTTTGTCCATCTTCGCCAGGGTCTCCATCCAACTGTCGTTCTTACGCTCTCCCCGTGTTCGCAAATCGAGCTTCGGTTGCTGATAACGGCCCCAGATTTCCTCGCGCTTCCGGGAGTCTTCGAGAATCTGGTTGAGGCTGATGATCCAGCCGCTCTCGTTCTCGCCGAGGGCGAACTTGGCGGTGGCCAGCTTGCTGGAAAGCTCCCGAACATACTCGATGCCGTCATCCTGGGACTGGATGAGCTGGCGCATCAGGGAGCGCTGGCGGTCACTGATGCGGGTTTTGCCCCAGTGCTCGCCCATCACGGCGAGGATCAGATCGAAGGCTTCCTGCACCACGGCGGCCGGGACTGCGGCGGGCGCTGCTTGGCTCGGCAGGTCGAGCAGATCGGGCTGGCGCTTTCGGCTGGGCTTTGGCTTGGCAGGGTGCTGATCTTGAGCACCCCTTTTTTCCTGAAAACCAATATCTGGCTTCTTCGCTTCTGCCGCCTCTTCATGCGCTCGCGCAGATTCTGCGGAAGCAGAATCTCTGGTGGTTCTCTTCTTATGGTTCTCTTCTGATGGTTTAGCGGCGGGTTTCCGCCGGTGGGTACTACGCGTTTCCGCCACTGGGTCATACGCGTTTCCGCCGGTGGGTTCTTGAGCCTCCGGCGGATTTCCGCCGCTGGGTTTACGAGCATCTTCCTGCGCCCGCGCCAGCCATTCGAGAAACCCGACAAGCTCGTATTCGTGGCTATTCCATTGCTGGGAGCCATCCTTTTTTCTGCGCTCATACCGACGAATTATTCCGATGTCCTCAAGCGCCTTTGCATGTTCCCTGACTTGCCGCTCGGACATTGTGCACTCATCTGCGAGCAGAGCTTGCCCTGGATAACAGCGGCCGGTTTTATTACTGGTGTGCTCGGCGATCATCACTGCCAGCAGCTTCTGCGGGCTGGAGGGGATGCGCTTCGCTTTGATGAAGGTGATGGCCTCGCAGCTCATGACAGCCCCCCATCGCGCTCGACGATAAGCCGGTATCCCTCACCACCGGCTTTGCCGGTTTTGCCTGCCTGAAGAAGTCCAGCCTCTTTCAGCTCGCGGGCGATGCGCCAGAAGACATGTTCGCCGATGCGCAAGTGGCGCTTGGCCTGTTCGCGCGAGAAGTGCTCGCCGAGGCCGAACAGGGCGATGGCGGCGCCGCGTGCCTGGATCGAGAGTTTCGGATGGTCAGCCGCCAGCCCGGCGATGCGGGCGAAAGCCGGCGATGCGGTCGCTTTTAATTTTTCGGGGTTGACTTCGCGGATTCCGGAATGATATTTGGTAGACACGGTGCAGGTTTCCTTTGATTTGGTCTGCATTTGTTTCGCGCTCCTACGCGAAAGTTAGGGTTTCACGGACCTCCGATCCGATGAAACGCATGTAAAAGGGCAGCTCCAGAGCCCAAAGGCTGAAGCAGTTACACGTTACAAGACGCTGGAAACGCGGAAGCTGGAAACACAATTGATCAGGCGTGTGATCCGCCAAGATGAAGCGCTGATCGACACAAGGAATCCATTAAAACAGAGCAGAGTCAAGCGGAACCCATCGCTTCTATGCTCTTTTTCATGCATTTTTTCTTATCGATGCTGTCCGATTCCAAAGTTTATCAAATATAATACTTGCTGTGGCTGTGTGAAACGGCAGTATTCGAAGTAAAGCTTTCTATTTTTCGTTCATTAGAGTTTGTGATGGAAACGGCCGTGATGATAAGAAAAGCTTATCCTGTTGCCCTGAGCGCCGGGCGAGCCGGCGACATCTCGATGAGAGAGAGCGGGCCATGGCCGTGGCGATGATTTATCCAGAGCCGGAGAAAAGAGGGCGAGGGAATAAAAGCGCAGCTATAAAAGCCGCAGAAATTTCGGGTTTTAGCGAGCGTTACATTCAGCAGGCCCGCGTCATCGTTCAGTACGCTCGCGATCACGTTCAAGACGTTATGTCCGGCGCCATGCCCTCCGATATCGGAATTCCGATATCGGCCCCTCCTCAGTTTTGAGGAAGGGGTCACGACGGATGTGATCCCCTGCTGAAAATTCAGGAAGGGTACGAAACGGATTCCTACCCTTTGCTGGCCATGGAGCAAGATCGGGACTTCCCGATCTTGCTGGGTGTTGCTCCTGCTCTCCTGAATTTTCAGCAGGGGTTGCTGGGGCGAGCGGCCACCCAGGGGCCAGCAAAGGGCCAGCGGGTGACCACCTCTTCCCCGGCATCACGGATATCGCGCCATTCTGAGGCGCGCTGGCGGCTGATGCCGAGATCTTCATAGGTGGCTGGCGCGTCCGGCTCGATATCGTCGGGGCTCCAGGAAATGTCCGAACCCCGGACATTTGGATTACCACGCCCGGCCACTTTGCCTTCCCCGCGCCCCTTATCCAGCTCATTGGCCATCCGGATTTCAGCACGGGCGACCCTACCTAAGAAAAGCTTATGGCGGGTGATCCGATCACTGACCCGCTGGGCCACCCAGGGGCCAGCAAAGGGCCAGCGGCACTGATCAGCGGGTGACCACCTTCAGCACGCCGTCGCGCAGCGCGTATCCGCGGTAATAGTTGCCATCGTTGTGGCGCTTGCTGGCGCCGAGCCGTGCCTTGGCCGAGCGGTAGAATGCCTGCGAGCTGACCGGCGCTCCAGCGCACCGCTCCTCGTACATGGCGAAGAGGGCGCTGGCCTTGATCCTCCCGCCTCGGCTCGGCACAACGAAGGCGTCGAAGAACGCGACGACATTGTCGGGCTCCGCCTTCACCACTGCATCCACCTTCGTCACTTTCGGTGTAGGCGCTGGTGGAGGTGGCGCGGCCGGTGTATCCGCGCCGGTGGAGGCCGGTGTATGCACCTGGGTGGAGGCAATTTCCTGGCGTTGCTCGCTGAGTCCACGCACAAGCACGTCCTGGTAAAGATCGTGGCTTTCCATGAGCGCTTTTTGGCTCTCCGTAAGGGATTTCTGAGCATCCACCAAGGCCTGACGGAGCTGAAAGTTTTGCTCCACCCGGCGCCTAATTGCCTTCACCGCCGCCTTCACCCAGGTGTAGGTGAGGCGAGCAGCGATCCATAGGCCAAGGAGCAGCACCGCAGCCAGCACAGTCCACCACGGGTTCGGGGGCGTGTAGGCGCCCTCGCCGGCCAGCAGGTCGGTCGGCAAGATGCAGGCGATCCAGCCCCCACCGAGGCATTCCATAATCCGCCTCTTCATTGTCGTCACTCCGCCCATCCGATCCGATTCCAGCCACTACGTCGAGTCTTCGCTAAGGTTTCGTGCTTTTAGTACTCAGTACTAAAACAATAATTTTGCTGAAGACTCGAATATTTCTCTTGCATCCGATACATTTGTACATTATATGGATTGTTAACTTCAGAATCAAGAGTATTAGCGCCATGAATGAAGAATCGATCAGGATCGCTGCCAATATTAGAAAGTCGCTGCACGCAGAAATTCGGATCTGGTGCTTCCAGAGCGGAGTCAAAGTGCAGGACGCGCTCAATGAGGCGATGGAAGAGTGGATGGACCGCAGGCGCGGAAACCCGGTATCCGGACAGGCCAGCAAGGTTGGGGCCGGCAATGTTCAGTAAACTCAAGAATATTTCTGTGGATAACTTGAAGAAATTCGACCGGTGGCTTTGCGCGCCGCGCATTTACCGCCGCGTCAACACCGCCCTCAACATCGGCATCTGCGTTGTGGCTCTCTATGTGGCAAGCGCGCTGGGCTTCACCCTGGGGGCATCGATGGAGCGGGCGAAAGCTCAGGTCTCAGTGGCCGAGAAGAAGGTGGCCCTGCCCGGTGAGCGGATCGTGATCCGTGTCCGGCCGGAGGTGCGGTGATGAGCAACATGCTGCTCTTCGATGGCATTGCCATTGAGCTTGGAGAAGACCTGTCTAAACAGCAGGTCCTGCGCCGGATAGAAATTTTTAAGCAATTCGTCATGCTTCGGCTCGAAGAGCGAACGGCAGTCAGCCCTGCTCTTGCGGAGCAGACGGAAGGCTCTCCTCGCCACACAGAGACACTCCAATGACCTGGAGACCAAACGCTGACCGCGGTGACTGGCTACATCTCGCCCAGACCGGCAACGAGATCCAGCTTGAGAACCTCCGTGTGACCCAAGAGGGCGACTATCTCGGCAAGCGCTTCAAGATGGATATCACCCCGCACTATCGGCAGATCTTCGAGCAGGCCCGCCTGTGGCGGGCTGGCATCCTCGGTATCCGTTACCCAGGCGACGACGGCACCGAGCCGGAGGACGTCCGTGAGGAGAAGGCCCAGGCCTATGCTCGATCAGTTCAGGAGTAGAACAGCGTAAAAATGAGTAAGGCCGCCGGTGTGCAACCACCGAACGGCCTGATGAAGCGCACAACCGATTGGAGAATCACCATGCGCAACGCCGAAATTATCGCCGAAGTCGCCGACATTTACAACATCGCCGCCGCAGCTCGGCAGCTCCGCATCGAATGCTTGCTGTCGAACCCATCGTTTGTCCTGGCCCACTGGCCCCGGCACGAACATGTCGCCCGAGCCAGCGCCTCGCCGATGGAGACGGCCATGTGGCGCGCTGCAGAACTGATCGAGACTGTCGGGGGCGTGCAATGAATCGGTCCCTGATCGCCGCCTACATCGATGCCCTCGGCGCCCAGCGGCGGCTTGGGCTCTATCACGGCATCATCCATGATGCCGTTGATACGGTGTCGGTAATCCGGAAACTGAGACAGGGAGCCCGGCGGCTCCCGTGACTATGGAGAAGACAATGAGCTTGGACCACCACTGCATGCATACCGGCTGCCACTACGAAGCCGAGTTCGTCATCTTTGTCGGCGACGGCGAGCACCGGGTGAATTCCTGCAAACGCCATTTCGAAGTCATGCTTGACAAAGCGGCAGGAAATTCAGGCGAGCTGAGCACAACAACATTGACTGCAGATGAGGCCAGGGATGTTCCTCCTGGCGCAGTGGTCAGGAGGGTTTCGGCCTGGGACGGCAGTCCAGTAGAATTCGGCTGATCTGACCAGCCGGCATATCTCGCGGGGCGCCAAGGAGAAAGCAACCCCAATGCGAGACGAGTATGATGTTCACCGAAAAGCCAATGGTGAGGCCGATGATCTCAGAGAGCGTCAAGGCCGGCCTGAATGACCTATTCCGATCTGGCCCCTTCGCCACCCATAAGGAAGCCGCTGCCTTCCTCAAGATCTCGACGACGTGGCTGAGAGAGCTTGGAAATGCCCAGCGAATCGAATTTCACCGGAAAGGCACCTGCCACCGGCTTTACACCCGCGAGAGTATCGAGCGTCATTTGCGGAGGGAAATCGAATGTCAGTCTACCGACCGAAAAACAAGGCCGGCGAGGATAAGTCGCCCTACTTCCATTTCGATTTCCGCCTCCGGATCCTCGGGCGCGGGGAAAGCCAGCGGTTTTTCGGCTCAACGGGCCAGACAACGCGCCGAGCAGCCGAGGCCTATGAGACCCGTCTGAAGGAGTTGGCGGCCAACGGCCGGCTGTCGAGCACCATGACCGTCGATCAGGCCTGCGAGAAATACTGGGAAGAGGCGGGCAAGCACGGCAAGTCGGCGGACGACGAGGCAAAGAACCTCGAACTGGTGTCCCGCTATCTCGGCCCCGAGACACTGCTCGTCGCACTGACGCCGGAGATGGTATCCGATGCCGCGCGCCGCAGATTAGAGACGCCGATCGAACGGGCGCAGAGGATTGGCAACGAGCTGGTGTTGGCGCCGACGAAGCACTTCCCGAAGCCGTCCACCGTCAATAGACAGATCATCGAACCATTGCGCCGGATCATGAAGCGCGCCAAGACCGTCTGGCGGGTGCCGCTGGATCTGGAGGGGTTCGACTGGGGGCAGCTCGGCTATTCCGAGGGGGCGCCCCGGACCCGGGAGCTATCCCAGGAAGAAGAGCAGCGGTTCTGGCAGGCGCTGCGCCCGGATTATCACCAGCTTGCCGAAATGTACATCATCAGCGGCCGGCGTCGGTCGGATTGGATCGGCTTGACCAAGTTCAAGATCGACATCACCCAGGGCATCGCCCGGTTCCCGACGCGGAAACGCAAGCAGGCAGGTGAGATCGTGGTCGAGCTGACACAGCGCGAGCTGGAAATCATCATCGAGGAGTGCGCGAAGGCGCCGACCGCTTCGCATGTCTTCACATATGAAGTACAGCGGGGAAAGCTGAAAGGGCAGCGGCGGCCGATCACGGCGAGCGGCCTGCGGAAGGAAACCGACCGTGCTTTCCATGAAGCCGGCATCACCGATTTCCGCCGGCACGATTTCCGGCACACTTTTGCCAGCCGGGCATTGAGAGGGAAGGGCGACCTGCGGTCGCTGATGGCGGCGATGGATCACCAGGACATCTCATCGACGGTCAGGTACACGCATATGGCGAGTGGTCAAGCGCGGGGTATGCGCGAGGGGGTCACCGTGAACCGTCAGTTACCGGCTAATGTTACGCCGCTGCGGGGGAAGAAGTGATGGTCGGATTTCAGGGGAGTCCCGGAATTGTACCGGAAAGCTTTTGCCGTGACCTCAAAAAGCCTTACTGGCTAAGGGTTTTCTCATTAGCAGCACCGGCTCCCGAAGCAGGTGCGCTACCAGGCTGCGCTACACTCCGATGCCTTGGATGGGCTTATACCATAAGGATTCCGCGGGTCAACGACCATCGCCGGATTCCGCAGAAAAGCGAACAAAACGAACTTTCCGGAGAATCCGTCCCGGAACTGTACCGGAATGCCCGGATGGCGTTCGCCCTGCGTTCGCCCCTGAGTTGTAGGCCGCAGAAACCCCTTTCCATAATCACAAACCATCACCTGAACGACCTCGCGCCCTTCCACAAGGCAGCGGGCTGCGTAGCCGTGCGTAAATTTTGGTTGCAACTGAAGAGAGAGAAAATGGGACGTCACTCTATTTCCTATGCAGCAGTCCTTGCGGCGATGCTGGGCGCCAGCCCGGCCTACGCTGTGACCTGCTCAACATCGACACCGGTGAACTCCGGCATCATCTCGGACGCTGGAGGCGTGATCGGTTCCGGCGGCACCTATAATGCGGTCGGAACCGCAGAATGCCCAGATCAGCCAGGACCGACTGGACCGCAGGGCGTGCAAGGGGTACAGGGCGAGCAAGGCGTTGCCGGTCCTGCGGGTCCGCAGGGTGAAACCGGCGCGACCGGGGCGCAAGGTCCTCAGGGCATCCAAGGTGTGGCCGGTGCCACCGGTGCCCAGGGTCCTCAAGGCGAGCAGGGCGTAGCCGGCGTGGCCGGCTCGAAGGGCGACAAGGGCGACACCGGCGCCACGGGAGCGACTGGCGCCCAGGGTATCCAGGGCGTTGCTGGAGCCACCGGCGCAACAGGTGCGACCGGCCCGAAGGGGGACAAAGGGGATAAGGGCGATAAAGGCCTTCAGGGCGTCGCCGGCAAGGACGGGCGTGATGGCAAGGATTTCGACCCGAGCGCCTACCAGGAAGGCTTGGCGACCATCGGCGCGCTGAATGTGCCCCATGTCGAAAAGAACTTCGCCGCTTCGGTCTCCGGCGGCTTCTATAATGACAAGACCGCGATCGGCCTGGGTGGAGCGTTCAAGCTCGACCAGACATGGCAGTTCGGCGG